ATTAAGAATTTTAAGAGATGTACCTATTGATGCATACAAAAAACAATCAATTGGTAATTTAGTTACTGGTCAAACAACTATAAACGTTCCAGCTAAAACTTTATTTGTAAAAGGTGTACAAGTTTATAATTCAACTTCTGTATCTACAGGAACTAATTCTTGGTTAGAAAAAAAAGATGAATCTTATTTACAAGAATATTCACCAGCAGAGACATCAACTGGTATGCCAAAATACTACGCTATGTTTGGTGGAGCAACTGGGGTAACAGATACTACTTCAGGAAGATTGTTCCTGGCGCCTGCACCCGATAACACTTATGTATTTAAAATTCACTATGAAGCTATTCCAGATGGGTTATCTAGCTCAAATGCAACGACTTATATAAGCCAATATTTTCCAAATGGCTTACTATATGCATGTCTTGTGGAAGCATATGGATATTTAAAAGGTCCAATTGATATGTTGACACTATATGAAAATAAGTATAAACAGGAAGTTGAGAAGTTTGCTGCAGAGCAACTTGGTAGACGTAAGAGGGACGATTACACAGATGGTACTGTACGTATTCCAATACCTTCACCGTCACCGTAATAGGAGAAAAAAATTATGGCAATAACATCGGCAATTTGTACAAGTTTCAAACAACAAATTTTAGTTGGAACACATGACTTTACAGCAACTACAGGTGATACATTCAAACTTGCATTGTACACAAGTTCAGCAACTTTAGGTGCAGCAACAACTGCATATAGTGCTACAAATGAAATTACAAATGACGCTGGCTCTGCTTACGTTGCAGGTGGTCAAGCATTAACAAGTGTTACACCAACAACTTCTGGAACAACTGCGTTTTGTGATTTTGATGACATCTCTTGGACATCAGCTTCTTTTACTGCAAACGGTTGTTTAATTTATAATGATACTGCAGCAGGAGACCCTGCTGTTTGTGCAATCGCTTTTGGTTCAGACAAAACTGCAACTAACGGAACTTTCACAATTCAATTTCCAACAGCAGACGCAAGTAACGCAATCATAAGATTAGCTTAGGAGTAACCCATGTCGGGATGGGGACGATTTACCTGGGGCCAAGCTTACTGGGGTGAGGATGATTTACTCGCAACAGGTTGGGGTGCTAAACCTTATGGTACAAGTAACTGGGGAGATCTCTCTGGTGAAGTTGTAAGTCTCACTGGTTTACAAATTAATTCAACACTCAATCCTTCAGTTACATTTGAAATTTCTGGTTTAGTAGAACCACTAGGTATTGCTGCAACTTTCTCTATAGGTTCAATTACTAATGTTATTGATGTAACAACTTCTTTGACAGGAGAAGAAATTACTTCTGCACAAGGAACTATTACAACAGAAATTGCTGTTACTCCAACTATCACAGGACAAGAAATTGCAACTGCAGTTGGTGTACTAGATCCAGCAGACCAAGTACTAGGTTTAACAGGTCAACAAATTACATCAGCTCAAGGTACAGTGGTAGTACCAAATGAAGATGTAGCCATTACTGGTTTTGAAATTACTTCAGCTCAAGGAACTATTACTGTTGATACTATTACTCTAGTTGAGCTAACAGGTATTGCTGCAAGCTTTAATATTGGAAGTGTAATCGTACCAAATGAAGATGTCACATTATCTGGTTTAGAAATAGAATCTAATTTAGGTATATTAGTTGGAACAGGATCGGTAGCAGTTCCTGTAACTGGAATCCAGTTCACTAGTTCTGTTGGAGCAATAGACCCTGCAGATGTGATGGGTTTAACTGGGGTTTCTTTCAGTTCTGCAGTGGGTATTCTTAACCCAGTAGATCAAGTGGTTGGTTTAACAGGCTTATCTATTACAGCTTCGGTGACACCTCCATTTATTATCCATTATCAGAATGTTGACACAGGCTCAAATACATCATATAGTGGTGTATCAACAGGTTCGAATACTTCCTATTCGAATGTTGCAAATGGCTCAAATACAAGCTATACAGATGTAGCAGCATAGGAGAAAAAAATTTATGGCATCGACATATACACCTCTTGGTATAGAACTAATGGCAACTGGCGAAAACGCTGGTACATGGGGAACTAAGACAAATACAAATTTACAATTATTTGAACAGATAGCTGGAGGCTATGCTTCAGTAACTGTTAATGGTACAGGTGCAACTGCTCTTTCAATTTCAGATGGAGCAACTGGTGCAAATGGTGCAGCAAGAGTAATTATATTAACAGGAACAATTACAGGAAATATTACTGTAACACTTCCATTAGATGTAGAAAATTTTTATGCAATTAAAAATGCAACTACAGGATCTTTCACTGTAGAATTTAAATATGTTTCAGGAACAGGTAATAGTTTTACTTGGTCCACTACACAAAAAGATTGGAGACTTTTTACAGCTAAAGCAGATGATGCTACTAATCCTAACATAGAAGAAATATCTTTAACAACTTCTCCAGCAGGTTCAAATACACAAATTCAATTTAATAACGCAGGTTCTTTTGGAGGATCTGCTAATTTAACTTGGGATGGCTCAAACGTATTTATTGCTGCAGAAGGTGATTTAAGATTAGGAGATAATACAGGCGGAGAATATGTTGGACTAGATGCTCCAGCAACAGTTTCTGCCTCTTATACAATAACTTTACCTACGGCAGTAGCTGCAGGTGCAAATTATGCTTTAACCACAACAGATGCTTCAGGAAATACGCAGTGGACAGCTACTTCAACATTTGGAATTTCAACAGGAAAAGCTATTGCAATGGCGATCGTTTTCGGATAAAAGGAGATAATTATGGCAAACCCAAATATAGTAAATGTAACATCAATTTATGGTAAGACAGTTCAAGCTGCTCTTACAACTACTCTTACTACAGAACTTTTATTATGTGCTACTGATAAAGTTTTAAAAATAAATTCAATCACAATCGCAAACATCGATGGTACTAACGCTGCAGATGCTTCTGTGTTCATAACTAAATCAGGTGGATCACCAATTGCAATTGCAAGTACAATCTCTGTACCTGCTGATGCATCTTTATCTTTGATAGATAAAAATAATGGTTTCTATTTAGAAGAAGGTGATAACATCGAAGGTGGAGCAAGTGCTAACGGCGATTTAACTATCACGATTTCTTACGAAGAATTAGACGACGCATAGGAGGTAACCAGCTATGGCAAATGGCGGAATAATCGGACCTCCCAACCTAACATCATTTGGTAAGAACACAATTACCACGAAAACTGCTAGTACACCTAGTGCAGTTACTACTCAACCAGGTACTAGACTTGTTAAAACATTAATTGTTGCTGGTGGTGGAGGCGGTGGAGGTGGTAGTCCAGCTTCTACTATAGGTGGTGGCGGAGGTGGAGCTGGTGGTTTAAGAAATTTAGAAATACCTGTATCTGGTAATTCTGCTCTTGGTGCAGTTACAATTGGTGGTGGTGGATCAGGTGGACCTGGTTGCAGTACAAGTGCAGGGCAAGGAAGCACTGGAAGTAATTCATCAATTGTAATTGGATGCACAACTTATACTTCTTGTGGTGGTGGAGGTGGTGGAGGAAGAATTACATCTGGCTGTTCAGCACCAGAAGCTAATGGTGGAACTGGTGGTTCAGGTGGAGGTTCAAGTTTAGCCCCTGGAGGTGTTGGAGGTGGACCACAAAGTTCACCAGGCCCTGGCATTGCAGGTCAAGGAAATAATGGTGGTTCTTATTGTAATAGCAGTTCAGGTGGCGGAGGTGGAGCTGGATCAGTAGGAGAAGATGGAAATGTTGATGGTACATCTTATAGTGGTGATGGCGGATCAGGATTAAATCTTTCAGGTTGTTTTTCAGGAGCACCAAATTGTGGAGTTTACGCTGGAGGTGGTGGAGGTGGTGGAACAAATTGTGGGTCTCCTATACCCGCAACTTCAGGAACAGGTGGAACAGGTGGTGGAGGAAATGGAGGTACTTTTCCAACAGGAACAGGTGGAGCTGGAACAGCTAACACAGGTGGTGGAGGTGGTGGAGGTTCAGGTAGATGTAATCCTTCAAATGGTGGCACAGGCGGAGCAGGTGGTTCAGGAATAGTTATCGTAAAA